CTCCGGCCAGATGGAACTCGACCACTACTAGTCCTGGAAAAGGTGGTTCAGGTATAACTGTAATTCGCTATGCAGATTCATATGCAGCAGCATCAGCAACTACAGGTAGTCCGACTATTACGGTGACCGGTGGATATAGATATTATATCTTTAACTCTTCGGGTTCAATAACTTTTTAATATATACTAATATGTCGATAAATATAAAATAAGGAGATAGAAATGAGTCATTTTGCAAAAATAGAAAATGGTACAGTAACACAAGTTATTGTAGTGGAACAAGATGTATTAGATACAGGATTGTTTGGAGATCCTAATTTATGGGTACAAACAAGTTATAATACATTTGGCGGAGTACATGTATTAGGCGGTACACCATTACGTAAAAATTATGCTGGACTAGGTTATACTTATGATAATAGTCGTGATGCGTTTATACCACCAACGCCGTTTGCTAGTTGGATATTAAATGAAGATACTTGTTTGTGGGAAGCACCTACACCAATGCCAACTGATGGTAAGCAATATAGTTGGGATGAAGAAACATTGTCTTGGGTAGAAATAGAATTGCCTCCGACACCCATAATATAATATTTCACTAATTTTAAATACAAAAAAGGGCACCTAGGTGCCCAATTTTGTTTTGAGTAAAGAAACTCGCTTCTGTTTTATTGGAAGGTCAAATTCTGTACTGCTATCTCGCCAACGTAATCAGCCGCATTACCGAATGATGACGCTGTGTTTGTTAATTCGATGTAGCCATAACGAGTCATAAATGACACGACTGGTTCGAATGTTGATGGATCTAGAACAACACCACTGCTCATCAATGGAATGTATGGGCAATAGAATGCTGCTGCATCAGTTTCTGAAGAACCTTTATAACCAACCAATACAGGTGTAGTGTCAGGAGCATAAGAATCAACAAAAACTCTCATAGCACCATTCAATGTACCAACAAACTTAGTGTTAGTTGGAGCTTCGAATGTACCTTCTGTTGTACGTGCAAACGCACTAGTAGTTGCAGACTGAAGAACAGTCAATGCAGCACTTGATACAACAGCCCAGTTACCAGCACCACGACGAGTGCGTTGAGCGATCAAGTTAGCAACACGATTGATAAGAACAGCTAGTGCAGCATGTTCGTCACCAACGTATGTAGCTGTACCAGATACAGTAGCTTGGTTGTATGTATACTCTGTAGATGCTAGAGTACGTAGAGATAAAAGAATCTCTTGGTCGATTTCAGCAGTAATTTCTTGTGCTAATGCTGCCATGATTTCTGCTTCAACGTCAATACCATGTTGGCTTTGTGCGTCTTGAGCCGCTTCAAATGTCCAACGTGCTTGTAACTTACGTGATTTAGCTTCAACAGCTTGACGCAAGATTTGAACAGAGATTTGCTTACCGCCATTGCCTTCAAGGGCAGCAGTATCGTTACCTGTGTAGTAACTAGTTGTATCAGTACCATATGGTGTACGTGAGTAAGCCTGAGCAATTTTGAATGGGCTCAATGCCTCTTCACCAGCAACTACGCTAGTTTGTGCTGCGCTGTTGTCTGTTAAGTTATTTGCATAACGTACACGTAGAGTGTGAATCTGACCAACTGGTCCTGTCATTGGCTGAACGCCTACCAATTCGTTAGCGATAACGGTTGGCATGACACGACGGATAACTGGAAGAATCACACGGTTTAGTGTAGCGATGTTACCAGCTGTAGTTGTACCTGCTGAAGATTCAGCAAGTAGTTGCTTTTTGGTGTTTTCTAAAATAACACCCATTGTTGAACGGCGAGTCCCCTTAAGTCCTTCTAACAGGGCTTCCTTGGTCTCATTCCAACGGCCTTCTAATAATACTTTTGACATTTTAATTTCTCCTAATCTATGTCTTTTTATAGCCCTGCTAGACGACGGATATCGATAACGTTGTCACGTTGTTCCATATCCACTTCTTCTTTTTTAGCAGATTTATCCCCAGTAACTTCACTAATCATTCTTGATTCTGCTAAAGTTTGTTTTGCAACAACCTTTTTGTCAGAGCCAGTGTTTAGTACTGCTGGTAGATACTTATCGAAAGTGGCTTGCAATTTTGGTGTTTGCACACTTTCTAGTAAGTCCTTCATTACTTTGCCTTTTTCTTCGTTTAATGGAGCAAGTAAATCACTCATCATTTTTTCACGTTGATTAGACTCTTTAATGATACGAACTTCACGTTCTTTTGATTCAACCAATTTTGTTGTCTCTACTACTTTTTTAGCAGCTTTAACAAGTTTTTGTTTTGATTCTTCTAGTTGTTGCATTAGTTTACGTGTTTCAGCTTTCTCATTTAAATGAGTAACTGAGAACTCGCTAGCGAATGCTTCAAATAATCTACGACCGAATGTGTTTTCACGAGCAGCTTGGATATCTTCCTTAAGCTGGCTCATTTCACCCTTAAGATGCATAGTAACAACGGTATTCAATTTCTTAGCAGATTCAGCCACAAAACGTGACTTCAATGCTTCAATTTGTTTACGGCCTTCAGCAACTAATTTAACCTTTGTTTCAACTACAGCTTTCTTGTCTTGTGAGAATTCTTTGATTTCACGTGCCAAAGCGTGAACAATAAATTGTTCAAGTTTTTGCTGACTTTCCATTTGTAGTTTGCGTTCACTACGCAATTCTCTAATTTCTTCAGCTAGTTTAGTAACCATGAAATTATTGAATTTAACTGCGCTTTCACGCAATTGTTGTTTAGCTTGAACGCGGTCTTCAGTCATTGCCTTTCTTTCATTGTGAAATTCGGAAATTTCTTCTGAAAGATTGTCTGTTACCATTTTGTCTAGGGCTTCAACCATAACGATTCTATCGTGTTCGTAACGTTGTGCGAATTCTTCACGTAATTCAGCACGTACTTGTTCACGAGCCTCAACTAATTTAGATTCCCAGGCTTCATTTAACTGTAGCCCGATATCTTCATTAATAAGTCCGCTTTCAAGTAATGGTTTGATAGCATCAAACATGCTTATTCCCCTTTATTTGATTTTGAGATCCTTGATTAGACGAAGGACTTCGCTTTTCAAGTATGTCTCTACTTTTCTGTTGCCCTGTGCATCTTTTGCTATATCCAACAATCTATGACCATGACGCATATTCATCATGCCTTCATATATTGCTTTAGGATAAGCATTAGGAGCACTTGGTTGTGCAACAATATCCACGGTGACTATTTCAAAGTCACTTACTTTGCCGCTCATGTCGTCTACGTTACCGCTACCACGACTTGAAACGCCGAGTTTCACACCACTCTCCAACATAGTAGCAACTAGTTGCCCCATTGGAGTTGGTAAAATCTTTAACTTGCCGAAACCATTGGCGCCGTCCATCCACATTTGAGTAATCATATGTGATACACGGTCTAGGTTGATCTTTAAGTCATCTGGATGATCTACTTCACCCAATACAGAATGACCTTCTGTAATCTGTTCGTTTAATGCTTGTACGGCGGCTTCAATTTCGGAAACGGGGTAAACACGCTCATTTGCGTTTTTTACCCCGCCCTGGATGAAGATCCCTTTCATATAAAGGTTCTTCTTATCGCCTTCACTTACGCTTTCAATCACCATGCTAGCACGGTCGAAAGTTAAGTGTTCCTTGAGATACAAAGCCATTGCTTCAAGATTCCTTTAGATACGCTTCTTAGCAGCAGTACGACGGCTTTCTAAAACGCTCTTATCGTTTTGACTTACCGAACCACCTGCACCTACTTCTTTACCTTGCGGTGTCTTGTGTCCAAAGCCGCCTGGTACTTTTTCTTTGAAAGAACTCTTACCTGCGTCTTGCCCTGGGCTGTTCTTGAATGAACCAGCACCTTTAACTGTTGTCTCACCCTTTGAACCGTAGTTACTTGGGCCTTTAGGGCTTGTTGGAACTGTCTCAGACTGTCCGCTAAACTTAACTGGATTTACACCAGCTGCTTTAATTTTTGGGTCATGTAATGATGGGCTCTTTGTGTAAGCACCGTTATCGCCACCGATCTTAGAACCATATAGTCCTGGAACTGATTTCAATTGAACCGCTTCCATAACATCTTCTTCTTCTAAGTCATCTTCTGCTTCCATCATTTCTTCATCCATTTCGTCATCCATGTTATCAGCATCGTCATCACTCATTCCGCCCATGTTGTCTGCATCTGGTTCCATGTCATCGTCGCCGCCGCCCATGATCTGCTCAAACTCAGCCATCAATTGGTCTAGTTTATCTTCAATACGAATTACTGAATCTTCAATTTCGCCGCCGCCTTCTTCGTGATCCATGTCATCAGAATCAATATCAATGACTTCTTCTGAATCATCAAACGGACCTTCTTCATCATCTTCTTCTTCAGTCATGCCGCCAGCTTCTTCAGCGTTTATTTCATCTAATAAACCACCTACTTGGGAGCCGCCCATGCCTTCTTCGCCCATCATTTCTTCATCCATGATAGATTCATAGATTTCGCGGGATTTCTCCACTACGATATCGTGAAACAATTCACGGGCTTGTTCTTCGTTCTCATTGATAATCAAATCAATAAGTTGTTCAAATTTTTTGTTATCCATTGTGTTGTACTCCTAATTTAAATGGCTTTGTAGAATTATTTAGTGCGTATCATAAAAAACAGCACAATAAGTGCTGTTTTTTTACGTTTTTGAGATTTTAGTGTGCTTTTTAAGCAGTGGGAGTTTCGGCGTCGGGTTTCGCGCCGTATTGAGCATATACTTTTTTAAGATGGTTCTTCTTTTCATAATTACGCACATCTAACATTTTACGTAATTTTCTAATCTGATTCAAAGTTAATTTTGTTTTTCTTGATTGTTTCCATATTGGCTTACTATTATCAGCTTCTTCATCCTGATAACCTTCAAGTGCCGGTTCAAACATTTCAAATAATTTCATATAGAGTATTTATCTTATGCTGTTAAACCACCGCCGCCAGCCGCTGGCATTGCACCGGGGGATGTTTGAACTGGGCCTGCAACTTCAGGTGCTTCTGCACCATCTTCTGGAGGATTCTCTATCTGATCCGCGGTCTGTTCATCTGATTCAATATCACCCACAGAAACTCCAATACTACGTAGATCACCGCCTTCTGGTTGAATATCTTCGTCTTTGTTATTTTCTTCACGCCATAACTTTTCGTTTTTAGCTATTTCTTCTTCAGTCAATCCCAAGAATCTTTCTAGTGCAAAACGTTTACTAATATAAGGAAATGCTTCCATACTAGCAAATGTAGTGACACGAGAGGTATCTAACTCACTTTGACGATAAGCAGCAAAGTTTTGTGGCGGGTTAAAAGTTAAATTAAACAACGCAGAATCAATGTTGAAGCCTCTCCAACGCAAGAATAACTTGAATTCTTCATCCAATTTCATTGCAATATAACTCTGTAGCCGTTCGCAATATTGATTGAAACGAAACTCTTGTATCATTGCTGTGCCAACACGACCATCATTCATTGGGGTTGTATTGTCATCAGGACCAGTAGGCAAGTATGAACTCGGGACACGTAAACCACGTGCTAATCTATTATTGAAATACTTCAAGTCATCAATTTCACCAAGATTTTGTCCACCGGGTAATACCTCAACACTAGAACCACGACCTTCTGCTGTAACCGGGAAGAAGTAATCTTCGTTCATTGATAATGGGTTATACGATGCATCAACAATTGATGTTCCGCCATAAGGACTTGGTATACGTCTTTGATGTATCTCATTCTTAATACGTTCAACGAATGCCATAGCCATATGACTTGGCATGTTACCAACGTCAATCTTAAACATTCTACGTTCTGGCGCACGTTGTACACGATAGATAAGAACCGCATCTTCTAGTAATTCTTTTTGTTTGAATACTTTAAATATATTCTCTAGGATAGATTGACCAAAGGGCCAAAAACGATCTAGACCTTCAGTTAAACTCAAGTGTACAATATGTTTAGCATCAATTGCCGATTCACTTTGACCTAATGTAAAACGACTACCAGATGTATTATAAGGCATACTTGGAACAGTATATCCACCTCCTGCACCGCCGCCGCCGGTACCACCCAAGCCAGTTGCTGGGTTAGAAGCAAAGTCTGAATTAGTTTTCTGTGCTACAGTAAGATTCTGTAAGTTAATGTTAATGTCCTTGATAACATATTGTTCAGGCTTTTTACCTTCACTTTCGTTAACAATAACTTTAATAATCTTGGTCATATCGACCCAATATAACTTAAAGTTTTCTGGATCTCTTACAAATACTTGATCACCATATTTTACGGTGTTACGAAACACTTTGAATATACGTGTGTCAAATTCATTTAGTTTACACCATTGCTGTAATTGAGTTTTTAACAAATCTACTTCATGGGGAGTAGGTTCATCTTTGAACTCAAACATGAATGGTGTTTTATTTTGTTCGTTTTTTTGTGTACTAAACTCTGCTAAGATATCTAAACACGCATTAATTTCAGCATCAACGTCCATCATCTCATATTGATTATAACGTTCGATGCGATTTGGGTGTCCTGTATAGACTTCTGGAAGTCTATTCATGTAATTTTTATAACCCATTTCAGCGTTATTCCAACCACCGGTCTCTGAACCGTTTTGTCCAGGTGTACTATTCCAAGCGCCAGAATTGCTACTAGCGCCCGAGATAGGACTAGAAACACCGCTTTTGTTTAGAAATCTCTTTTTATAAGTCATAGTTAAGTTACTTTGTCTAGTATTTAGTGTTACGTCATTGATTGTTGTAATATATTCTGTTGTACATCAACGCTTTCTTCTAAATTATCGACCATATCAGTAAACTTGGATTCCATCATTGCATAGAAATTTGCTTGCATATCACGCATTTCTTTAAGAATTGCAGATGCATCATCGGTACCGGCACTAGCAGCTCCACTTGGTTCGGCTACTGTTTTTGCTAATTGTTCCAATATACTATTGGGTGTTAGTGGGGTAATCATTTCATTACCGTGCAATGTAGCAGGGTATCCTGTCATTGGTCCACTTGTTATTCCACCGTCTTTTGCTGATATTGTAGTTTTTCTATCTGCATCCAGCGCAGCACCTACTGCTTCAGGAGGATTGTGTGCTTTATTTCCACCTACCCCTGCATAAAATGATTGTCCTCGCTCTGTTGCTTTTCCTGCGGGATAAGGTACACCAACGCTAGCAAATTCTTTAGCCATATCCAATATAGCAGCGTCCCTATCGTTGCTTTTACCAGACAGATAAGCAGCAACGTTTTGTCTAGATTGTTTTAATATACCTTCATTAAACAATAAATCTTGGGTAGAACTATCTAAAAATGTTTTTGTAGTGTCTAATTTTAATTTTTTTGCTAATCCTTCCATAGTGCTTGGGATAATTTGATATTTACCCATAGCAAAAATTTTGTCCGGATCTCCTGATTTTAATTTACCATGTTCTAGGTACTCAGAAATTGTCATCTTACTAAAATCTATAGGTTTATCTGAACCTATCATTTTATTACCAACAGTTCCTCTATTATATGCGTTATACCCGGCTTTACCACTTTCAAACTTAGTTATATTAGCAGCTAAGGCTCCTGCGCCGGTTGCTTTTGCAAACTTTTCTAGTTCACCGTTTGCAGTTGGTATGCTAGTAGAAGGTGCTGATGAACCACCTTGACCTCCCCTTCCGGCGCCAGATAATTTGACCGGTACACTTGGTGTTTCTGCACCAATTGCTTTTGCTTCAGAGACTGACGATGCTTCGGAAGGCATTTTTGTCGGGGCTGATGCGCCACCCTGTCCTCCTCTTCCGCCGCCTGCTGCGGATGCTGCTACCGGTGCTGCGGAAGGTGCTCCACCACCTTCAGACGGTGCTGCTATCGGTGCTGCAGGTTTTGCAGCAGGGGCTGCTGCCGAAGCAGGAGCTGCTGCTGCCGGCTTAGCTGAAACTGTAGGTGCTGTAGTAGGTATTACACCTTTACTTCCCTCTCCTGGCATTGATGCTGCAAGATTTTGTCTTTGTGTAGCACCGTCTCGGCGAACGGGTGCGGTTGCTGCCGGTACTGCTGCCGCAAGTGCAGAAGATGCTTTAGCAATTTCTGATGTTACTGTTTTATATATACTAGCTAAATTATCATTATTGAGTTTATCTAATTCTATTCCTGCTTTGTATATACTGGATAAATTGTCGTTAGACTTATTGAGTGTATCTATTGTTGTTTCTAAATCATTGATATTTTTTGGTAAAACTGTATCACTTACCTTTGTTGTAAGAGTTGATGTGGGTTGACTTAATTGTTTTAAGTTTTCTAAACCTTTTACAATTGAAACATTAGCAGGGGACGTGACTGGATTTACTACAGATACTTTCACAATTTCATCTGGATTTTTTAAATCTTTCTTAATATCTTTAACATCAGTTGATATTGAATCTCCTACAATTTCACCAACTGACTCACCTATTTTTTCTCCGCCTTTAGAGCCTAACCATCCACCTAACGCTGCACCAATAGCAGTACCTACGACAGGGAATATTGCTGTACCAATTGCTGCGCCTGCCAGTGCGCCTGCAACACCCCCGCCGGCTTGTCCTACGCCCTTACCCACTGCTCCTGATTTTTGAACAGTTGCATCTTTTTGACTAATTTTACCTTCAGCTAAATCTTTATTTGCTTGCTTGATGCCGGTTGCAGCAGTATCTAATCCGTCAGCAACTGCAATTATACCGGCTAAGGGTCCTGCTATTCTGCCCAAACCTTTAGCAGCAGATGATGCTAGTGCTTTTGCACTTGATGCGGCGGCTCCTTCTGCTGCACCGGTCGCTGCGCCGGCTGCACCTTTTGTAGCTGCGCCTGCTGCCTCTGCTGCGCCGCTTGCACCTTTTGTAGCTGCGCCTGCTGCCTCTGCTGCGCCGGTTGCACCTTTTGTAGCTGCGCCTGCTGCGGCTTCTGTGCTTGCAGCAGGCTTTAATAAATCTAATACTGTTCCTGTTTTTGCTACAGCAGGTGCGGCTGTAGTTGCCGTAGTTGCTGCGCCTACTGCACCTTTACCTAATCCTTTTAATTTGTCAAGTAATCCGCCTCCCAAACTACCCAATGCACCTACAGATTTTGCCATCAATGCAGCAGTCCCTGTTGCTGCTACTCCCAAAGCAATAACAGCCAATGTAGATTTACCAGTAGAACCTGTAAACGGATTGAATACATTTATTACTGCATCTTCTATTGATCTATATTTACGTTCAGCCGACTCTACTGTTGCAACGGTGTCTACCGCGCCTTGTCCTTCTCTACCTTCTTTTTTGGCTGCTATATCGTCTTTTAATTTTTTTTCTGCTGCTGCTCTTCCTTCCTTTGTAAGAAGTGCTTGATCTTTCATTGCGGCGCGTCTAGCTTCATTATCAGCACCTACAACTTTTTGCAAGTCTCTACTAGCACTTCCGTATGCAGTTAATCCATCACCATATTGTTTTGATAGATTTTTTTGAGCCTCGGCATTTTGTGATCTATATTCAATTACTTGACTTTCACCTTTAGCTAGATTGCCAGTAATTTTATCAATTTGAATACCGGCATTAACTAAGTGAGAGTTATTTTCTGTTATAACTGCTGCACCACTTCTAGCAATACTTTCTAATAATGCTCCGCGATCTTTTTGACTTAAATCAGCCGTACCTGCAATAAATTCTTCTTTAGCTTTTAATTCACGATCAATTTTGTCGGCTGTATCTTTATCACCGCGTTTAGATGCCTCATCACGTTCTATCTCTCGCTTGAATTTATAAGCATTCCAATTTTCTTGTTGAGCAGCAAAATCAAGTGCTTCTTGTTGTTTCTTAACACTATTTCCAGTTATATCGGCAAGTTTGTTTAGGCTATCAATATAATCTAATGATGCTTTTTGTAATTCTTTTGGTGATTTAGCTAATGAGGCACCTGCTGCTGATTGATATTTTATGTATTGTTGTTGGGCTGCAAGTACGTCCTCTTGCGTCATGCCCATTCTACGATATTGTTTTAATGTGTCATCTCCAACGGCTGTAAATTCAGAAAATTTCTTCATGCCCCCGCTGACTGAGCCACCTAAGGCAACAAGTGAGTCACTAGATTCTGCTGCTGCTTTTGCAAATACTTTTAAGTTATGAGTTGTAAATTGTGCTTGCGCGCCATATTCTTTAATGCTATCAGCAGTTAAGCCCATCGCTCCGCCAACTTTGGCCATCTCATCGTAGGCCCCAACCATATTTTGTGTTTGTTTTAATATGGCTCCAGATAATGCAGTTAATCCTTGAACAGCAAGTGCGGCTACCTTACCCAACGGACCGAGATTCATTAATACACTACTAGTTGCATCTCCTAAATTCTTTACCCCGTGTTCGTATTTCGTTAATCCAGTGCTAGTATCTAATAATGCAGAATGAAAGCCTTTAAGTGCTTCTTTCCCGGATTTTAATGCATCTTTATAGTTATCTGCAGCCATAGCTGCATTTTTATCACTTAAAGCACGAGCCCGTACCATTGGATCGGCAGATTTTAAACCTTCACCAAATTTTTCAAGATACTTATCCTCATTACGTTCACGATCACGACGGCCATTCATAGCCTCAATAAGTTCGTGTAGTTGTTCGGGAGTTATTTTATCACTCATTTTGTTTCCAATAAATAATCAATAGTATTTAGTATCGGGCAAAACCCATATATCTTAAGGAAACCAAATGATTAACCAAAATCCACTAAAACAGTATTTTCGTAGACCTGCAGTTTATGTACGTTTACCTAGCAATGGTAAATATTACGCTCCCGGCGTAGTAAATATACCAGAAAACGGAGAATTGCCCGTCTATCCAATGACAGCAATTGACGATATTACGTTACGCACTCCGGACGCATTGTTTAATGGAACTGCTATGGCAGAGGTAATGAAAAGTTGTATCCCTGATATTATTGATCCTTGGGCAATTAATAATATAGATTTAGATGCTATTTTAATTGCTATACGTAGTGCATCAGGTGATTCTAATCTTGAGATTGAAAGTACATGCCCGGCATGTAAAGAAGGATCTACTTACGGCGTAGACTTAATATCAATATTATCACAATTAAAATCAGCAGATTACATTACTGAATTACAAATAAATGATCTTAAGATTAAATTTAGACCATTAAATTACAAAGAAATGAATCAAGCATCAGTTGGTCAATTTGAAACTCAACGTGCATTCGCTATGTTAGAACAGATTCAAGATGAAGAAGAACGCAATCTTAAATCTAAAGAAGCATTGCATAACGTAACCGAATTAACGATGAAATTATTATCCAACGCAATGGAATACGTATCTACTCCCACTATACAAGTTACTGAGAAAGAGTATATTTTAGACTTTCTAAGAAACTGTGACAAAACGGCTTACACTAACATACGTGATCATTTGTCTAGTTTAAGAAGTTCTACTGAGATTAAGCCATTAAAAATTAAATGTGTTCATTGCGAACATAATTATGACCAACCCTTTACATTGAATACATCTGATTTTTTCGGATGATGCTTCTACGCCTTAGCCCTGAAGGCGTAAAGAAGCTATTAGATGGATACGAGAAATACGTAGAAGATATTAAAAGTAGCGCAGTATCAATGGCTTGGTATATGCGAGGTGGTATATCCTATGTCGATATACTTAACATGTCCTTACCTGAACGTGAAAGTGTTCGTAAATTGATTGACGAGAACTTGGAAACTACTAAGAAAACGCAGATGCCGTTCTTCTAACCGTAATTATTCATTTATCAAAATTGTGTTATACATTATTGATGAACTACGTTCATCAGAGAACTCACTTCGTTCGTTCTCGGCTTTTACGGTTATTAACTGTATATAATTGTATTTTTTTCAAATATATATTGCCGCTTTGAAGCCATGGTAGTGCAAATTTGCACTACCACTGGTAAAGGAATGTTTGCCATGCCCGTCATCCATAGTTGTCTATCCTCATACAATCAGCTATTTCTGCTATCGTATGCTACCGGTTACCCTGTAAAGTTTATAGGCTGTAGTGAAGTCTGTCAATGGTTTTTCAATTGACGCTTCGGTAACGCACATTCTGTATCATCAAGACAAAGTAGATACAGACTTGTTGAAGGTTCGCTTTGACGATTGCCTTCTCGGTATATCCATAGTTATTGCTAACTATGCTTACTCCAGATCCGTCAGCACAGCACAATCTGTACAAACTCAAGGAGGACTCACAACTGAGCCGACTAATTTTTATATATTAATTGTTAAAAGGGAATCTTTGTTTTCTGTTGACTTGGTGTCTAATGTACTAGAATATGTTTTTAATAAATCTGTATTATGTAAGAAGAAACTATCAAATTCGAAAATCATCCAGTCTCCGTGTTTTTGAGAGGTGTAATAAGTGAAATTATCAGCGACCCATGTTAGGCTACTTTGTACACAAATATAACGACCCTTACGATTAAACTTCATAAAAAGAATGTTTAAATCACCGGGGTCAGCTACATCCATAAGCTGTCCTATCCATGCATCTATTACTTTACATTCCCCTGTAAGTAATAAATGAAAGGGAAAATCAGCATAGAACTTGCACTCAACATTCATTCTATTGAATGATTGTCCGGGCACAATATCACCCTTGAACGAACGAATCTGTCCTTCGTGTAATACTTCTGTTCTACTCTGGTTCTTCCCACCCACATAAGCACCTGATCCGGGAGCACGAATGAAACTTTCACCATACTTATCGGATAAGTATTTAGCGATTTCTCTTTCGAAACCTGAACCTTTGTTTTTCTGTGGACTTGACATAGACATATACTTATCGTTATATTTTCGTTACAAAATTATTCTATATCAGTGGATGTACTATATGAAGTAAACCCATTCTCTTTTACAACTTTTAACACACTTGGAACACGTCCGGCTAATTCTTCACGATGTGATACTAGCCAAATAGATTTCTGTCTACGACGGCTCATGTCTTTGAGAATAGCAATAGCATTCTCAACACCCATCGTATCCAAACCACTATCAATCAATTCATCAATAAACAATGTATTGATTGGGCTGTATAAGTTCTCCCATACATCACGGAATGCAAAACTCAATCCTAAGATTAAGCGATTGCGTTCGCCTCTGCTAAGATTGTCAAAATCAAGTTCTCTGCCCAATTCTGTAATCTCAACTTGTAAATCATTTTTAAATATTACTTGATGTGGCAATCCAATCTTATCTAAGTAATGTGTCAACCGTGCATTCAAGTATGAAAGATTTTGATCAATAATCTTCTTACGAACAAAACTATCTTTACTGGTTAGCAAATCAAGCAAGAACTTCTGATGTTCCATAGTACGTGTCAATTGATTAATTTTATCAAAGTTAATCTCTTGTAATGCTTGGTTCTCCATCTCAGTAATCTGTTCTGCATAAGGATCAACATCATCACCTTTTCGTTCAATATCTTTAATAAGATTCTCAAGTTGGCTACTGTGTTTGATTGCTTGTGCTTCAGTATCATAATGAGTGCTGGGCATCATACCTAACTCACCTAAATCATTTAATGCTTGTGTATGTTCTACGTATTGAGAATTTGTAGCTAAAGCCTGTAATGACGCTTCTTGTAGTGCCTTTACCTTCTCATCCAGAACACCTTCATGCTTTTGATCATGGAACTCTTGTCCACATGCATAACATGTATGATTCTTTAAATCAATAATTTCTTTTGTTAGTTTGTTTATTAATTTTTCTTCTTTGGCTTCATCAGCTATACAACGAGCAATGAACTTGTTA